TTGAGTTTGTTAAGAATGCCCTGCGCTGTGGATATGCTGGCAGAAGGTGTTGGTGTCGGTGTCGGTGTCTTCGCCGCTGATTCGGCCTTGCGAAAACTTTCAAGGGCGCTTGGAGTTGCTGCCTTTGGAAGAACTGGCCCGATGAAGCCTTTATCTCCTGGCTTGAGTTGAACTGTTCCATCGCCTGGAAGATAAGGCTTGAAGGTTGGAGGTAGCGGCGTTCCTGCTACTGGCGCTGGTGTTGTCGGTGCTGCGATCTTTGCGCCCGAAGCTGCAACGTAGGCGTTTAGAGCTGTGAGCGCATCTCTCCAGGATTGTGCTGCCTGGTTGCCGGGTGTAGGCCAAAGATCGGATGGGCTTACTCCGTCTGAGATTTTCTTTGCGTAATCTGCAACTTCTTTATTTGTAAATCCCCATTTTGCTGCAAGTTTGTTGATCTCTGTATCGTCAAGTTTGCCGTCGTTAAGTGCTGCGAAGAAGTCCAGATAAACCTGGGCCTGTGCCTTTGTGACGCCCCATTGTGCTGCGAGTGCGTCGACTTCCTTTGTCGAAATCTTTCCGTCGTTAACTGCGAAGATTGCGCTGGTATAAGCGACGACGGCCTCTTTGCTTATGCCCCACTTCTGGGCTAGTACTATTACTTCTTCTGGTGAAATCTTGGAGTCTGCAACAACGCCGAGCAGGTCGGTGTATCGCTTGATCGCATCGTTTGCTTTCAGTTGCGCTTCTAGGTTTGCCAGTATTGTCTGGACGCGTGCTGCTTCTGCGAGGTTTGATTGCTTTACAAGGTTGAGGCGTGCTGCTTCAAGTTGGATCGGATCTGTTTCTGTAGTTGGCTTGATATTGAATTTCTTCAACGCTGCGAGCGCCTTTTGAGTCTGAATAAGTTTTAGGTCTGCTGCTGTGAGCGCCTTTGTATTCTTTCCTGCTTTGCCGAGATTAATGTTGAGGCCTTTGAGTTGATCAAGAAATCCGTCGGTGGCTCCATCTAATCCATCAAAGGAGAAGGCTAAATCGTCGCCGGTGGTTTCCATTTTGCTCATCTCACTATTGGCTTTTTTAGTGATGAGATAAAGACCGCCCAGTGATGCTGCAAATGCAGCGGCTCCTGCTACGGCTGCTGCTACTGAAATTCCGCCTGTTGCGACTGCCTGCGCTGCTGCTGCTCCAAGTGCTGCAGCTCGGATTGCTTGGTAAGCCTTGACCAGTCCTTGTATCGCTGTAACGAATGTAATCACTTTGGCTGCTACAAAGGTTGCCGCAAATATCGCACCAAGTGATACAAATATTGTTTTGTTCTTTGCTACGAATGAAAATATTTTAAAGAGAGTGAATCCAAAACCAAGAATGGCTTTCAGCGCTTGACTTAAAGCGTTGACAAGTTTCTCTCCGTTCTCATTAACGAATGCTTGAACGGCTGGAATAACTTTCGTCATCAAAATTTGAGCGAAGTTTTCCAAGACTGGAATGAATGCATATCCCAGTTGATCGATGACTTGATTGAAGGCTAACTGCAAACGCACCATTCTAAATTCGAAGGTTTGAGCACGTTTATCTGCTTGCCCTGCAAATGTTTCGCCAAGTGAGACAAGGATTGCATTGAGGTCTTTTGACTTTACTGCTGCTGCATCAAGTGGCACGCCTAGTCTGGTAAGTGCGCCAACGTTTCCGCCGAGTGCTTTGGCAAGTGCCAATGAAACTGATTGCAAATCTTTTGAGGTTCCGGCAGAAATATCAAGAGCGAGGTTTTGTAGTATCTGGGCTTGCGTGACGTCTTTGGTTGCTTGTACCAAAGTTTGAAGGGATGGGATCAATTCTTCATTGTCTACGCCTACTGATAATTCTTTAGCATCTAGGTATTTGACTGTGGCGGCAATTGCTTCGTTGGTTGCTCCTGTTGTATTGCGTAGCGCAGTTGCTAGAGCGATTTGCTGTTTCTGATCTGCCATCGCGCCTTTGACGGCGTCTGTGCCGATCTTGACTGCGAATGCGGCGCTGGCTGCCGCTGCGATGCCGAAGGATTTGGCTACTTTGCCTGCGAATTTATCGAAAGATTTTCCGAGCTTGTTGATATCGCGGCTTGCTGCCTTGCTGCCCTTATCTGAATATTGGGTAATAATCCGGGCGGTTACTGCGCCTATTGCCATGCTCGGTTATCCCTTCTCTTTGTTTAGATTGGCTTGCAGGGTCTTCTCTGCGTCGTCCATTGCGGCTCTAATATTGCGATAAATCCGGGGGCGATCGCGATCAATGACGGCCCATATTCCTCGACTGGCTTTGCGGAAGCGGTCATTCAAGACGCCGATCATCTGGCGTCCGGTTCCTTGCCCTGGTGTCCTGCGTCCTGCGACTTCGAAGATAACGCCCGAGGCGGTCTTGTTCAGGAGTGCGCCTGCGCTGGTGGTGTAATCGGCTCTCACGCGGCCTTCAGAACGGGTTTTAACAATGCCCTGGCGGATCGCCTGTGGATCCCATGCCGGCCAGCCTTCACCACCTCTGACGCCCTTGCGTGGGTTCTTTGCCGCCGTCGTTCTCCAGCCACTCATGGGCGGCTTTGTGTCTATCTGGTCTTTGGCTGCATTTTCGGCCAGGCGCAGCTCGTCGTTGACGACTTTGTTCAGCCGACGAGCTGCGTCTTTGTCGAATTTCTTCAAGGCGGCGGTGGTTTCTTTGATGCCGCTAATTACAACGACTTCATTGGCCATGTTTGTTTGCCGCCTTTGCCTTCTCCTTAAGATAAATCACGATCGCTTCAAGGATGCCGTCTGGTGCATCCATTAATGAAATCGGATCTATTCCTGTTTCCACAGAAACTGCTGCTATTGAATAGGTCAGGCTATCTCTGTGGATTCTGAATTTGGGTCTGTGTCTAGTTGCACTCCTTCGAGCGTATCTAAGAACTCCGGGCCGAATGGTTTTACAACGACTCCGTTTGCTCTCAATGCAAGCCACCCGAGATAGTAGATATGTTCGAGTTTCTGCTCTTCGCCGATGAGTTTGGCTAGGCCTTTGCCGTACTTCTGTTCGAAGTCGACGATGATGCGTGGTCGTAATGAGAACGTTTTCTCCACGCCATCAGTCGTCTTGACTTTGATATTTAATCCATCCATCTTTGTTTCCCCCTATTTTCTTTAGGATGTTGCTTTGGTAATTGCGCCGGAGATCGGCCAAGTCACACTTGCAGTTGCTAATTCACCGACGGATCCATTTAGAGGAGTCCATTCTGAAACAAGCGCTGAAAATGTGTACTGCGGATTTACTGCTGTTGTTGTTCCTGCTACTGGCTTTGCTACTACGCTTACTGCTGTTCCAAGCAACGGATAGATTGTTGCTTCAACGCTTGAAGTTGCGTAGTCCTGGTGAAATTCAAACGTTACAGAATTGTCTGCAAGACCGGCCACACGTGTCTTCGCTGTGTTTCCGAATGCAGTTGTCTCGACGATGTCGTATGTCGAATTGAGAGTGATGCTCGCGATATGATCGCTGAGGTCAGTTGTTCCAAATACGACAGATGCGTTTGTTAGTACGATTCTTGCCATTATGCGACCGCCTTAGAAATTGCTCCGGTAACTGGCCAAGTCACAGATGCTGTGGCCAATTCGCCGACGGATCCGTTGATCGGAGTCCACTCTGAAATAATAGCAGAGCAGGTATAACTTGGATTCTGTGCGCCTGTTGTCGCGCCGTTTGGCTTGACGATTACAGATGCTGCTGTTCCTAGAAGTGGGTAGATTGTTTGTTCTACTTCGTTGGTTGCGAAGTCCTGGTGAAATTCGAGCGTGATTGAGTTGTCTGCCAAACCAGCAACGCGTGTCTTTACTGCTGTTGACGCGAATGCTGTTGTTTCGACTACGTCGTATGTTGAATTGAGGGTAACTGATGCGACCAAATCGCTCAGGTCAACTCCGCCGACGGAGATGTATGCGTTAGTGAGAACTATGCGAGCCATTATTTAGTCGCTCCTTCTTCTGTTTCGGTTTTGATGGATGGGGTTTGTGCTGCTGTGTTACTTGCTTTGATGTGGTTTCCAGCGATCAGGGTTTCTGCGCTGACTCCTGCATCTTGCAATTCTTTTGCGGTGATTGTGTCGCCTGTGGTCTTGCCGCAGACTTCTCGCTTTGAGGTTACTGTGTATGTCATGTGGTGCTCCTTATCCCCAGATGGTTAGGCGGTATCGG